GGCGGGGGCCCATGCCGGGACCTGCTCATACTGCGCGGTTATGGTGAAGCCTGTGGAGACGAGAATCACGACCGACTGGAAAGGGTTCACGATGCTGATAAGCGGACGCACAAGTTCATGGAGATTCATCTTTTGACTACCTCGTAATCGATGGACTTGAGCAGGCTTCCGGAATCGATGAGCGTCCCCTTTCCCGCGCCCTTGGCGTTCTTGCGGCGCCTGGTGGATTCGGCATTGTCCGGGGGCATATTGCTCTTGATCGTTGCTTGAATGTCGTCTGCCATGCGGCGTCCCACAAGCCGCATCGCCTCTTTCGGCGTCCGTCCGGCTTCCAACGCTTCCGCGAGGTTATCGCACCATGCGTCCGCCTTGGCATCGAGCGTTGAACGCAGGAAAGGCCGGGAGGGGATGGTGACGGTGTGGGCTTTGACCGTCGCATCCTGCGCAAAATCGCTTTTGCCCTTCTTCACGAACCGATTCCCGACGCTGCCGTCACGCTTCCGCTTGAAGTACAAGGTTTGCGTCCGCTCAGGGATTTCGATGGTGGCGCCGTATTCGTTGTACGCCGCATACTCTGCGACGGGAGTACCACCTTCGCCCCGCGTCGCATTTTCGAGCACCCCGGCCTTCACGACGATATCGGGGGTAATGTACCGCTTGAGCAGCTTTTCGAGTTCTCCGGACACCATTACCCCCACGGATGCCAATACCGGGCGGCATAGTAGCGCCCGCCTACTGCATAGGGCTGGATGGCCTGCCAAAACGTCTGTCCGCACGGTGTCTGGTTGTAGAACGCCTTCCCCGTCGCCGTGGGCACGGAGAAGCTGATGCTGACAGTTCCTTCCGTCGCCGAAGCTACCGGCCCGGCCTGCCCCATCGGCCACAAGGCCAGCGTCGCCAGATGGCAGACGAGGAGGGACAGCAGCGTCTTGCGGATCATGACGCCGTGGGCCGGGTCGTAGGGAACCGGGGATGAGTTTGTGTTGTCCAAGAGCAGACAGGCGACGTCGAACGCCTGCCGAAGCTGTGCATCGGTCAGGAGAGGCTGCCCGGTCTTCGGATCGACGAAGCGCGGGTAGGCCTCCCGGAACTCCTGCGGGTCAAAGACAACAACAGCCACGGTTTAGAACCCCGCCTTGCTCTGGAGCGGTTCGGTCTGCGCCTTGGCTACGTCCACGGGCTCCAGCCCGTTGCGCAGTTCCGCCCTTTCGTCGGCCTCGTCCACGGCGTCGGCCTTGCGCGCCTGCGCGAAGATGAGCCCGGACTTGAAGATTTCCATGTGCGGACCATAGGTCTTTTCAATGTATGCCCAATCGTCGGCGTTCACCCGCGTCAGCCCAAACGCGCCCACGGGCAGCACGCCCTTTTCCTTTCCGCGCAGGCTGGCGGCGTTGCCTTCGATGAGCACCTTGCGTCCGTCGGGCATGGGGAACGTGATCCCGGTCGCCCGGTTCAGGGCGACCATCACTGTATCCGTCTTCGTCGCCTGCGTTGTTTCCGGGGCGGTATTCTTTTTGGGTCTGGCCATATCTCTGTATCCCTCCGTTGTTTTGGTCATCATGACAAAAGAGCCGGGACGAAATCACCGTGAACAAAGTTCGGCTATGCGGCACGGCGAAGGCGGTACTTGCCCAGCATGTTCAGGTCGTTTTTCAGGGACAGCCGGAAGGCTTCGATCACGTCGACGTGGTACGCCTTCACGCTCCCGAAACGGCTGTCCTCGATTTCCCGGATTTCGTAATCCATACGGCGGGACATATCGGAAAGCTTGCGTCCCGCGACGGAGTACGCGGCTGGCGTATCTGCGAAGATGTCAAGGAACCACGGGATGCCCTTCACGGACTTGTAGTCCCTGCCCCGCCCAAGTTCGTTCTCAAGAGCCGCAGCCTTGCGTACGGCTGCGGAGGCGGTTGCCATTGCGGTGGCCTCGCGGCGTGAACCGATTTCGGCCTTGGTGCGGATTGCATCGTCGCGCTCGGCTTCGATGCGCCTGATGGTGTCCTGCGCGACCAGCACGGCGCGGGCAAGGATGGCTTCGGGGGTATCGTCCAGCTTGGCTATCAGGTAGCCGCCCGTCTTACGGATGGAGGGGATGACCTCATGCGTCACCCACCGCTTGAACGCCTTGGCTTCGGGCTTGCGGGAACGCAGGATGAGGGAATACAGGCCCGGTTCTGAAATGATACGGCTATCGCGTCGCAATCCTGTGGAATCATTCAGAGTGTGGATAATATCGACAATAGGGCGTTGCTCGTCGTGCTCCAGAATGTCCGGCAGATCCCGCGTCTCCGTCCCGAGGACGGCGCATACATCCCGCGCCACAAACCACGGCTCACCCTTGTGCTCGATCACGCGAAGGGAACCGAACTTTTCATGCTCAAAAAGAGCCAAGGGAGAATTTTCCATCGCTGCACCTCCATAGTGTTTTGGAGATGATGCCGCATGGCGGCGTGGGGGCACACCGTGAACAAGGTTCGCATAGGGCAAAAGAAAAGCCCCTTTCGGGGCGGAGGGCGGCGGCGGTGGATTTTTGGAACGGCCTATGCCATGATAGCCTCATCTATAATAAGGGGGATGATGTATGGCTACCTACATCAAATTTCTGGCAGGGGACTACGGGAAAGAAGAATATATTTACATTAAGAATAAAAACCAGTTGCGTTGCTCTTCAAAAATGTTTGGAGCAAAGGAACTTTTTCTTTCCAGTATTGCCTCTTGCGAAGTAGCCAATGAAGAATCGGTCAAAAAGCTCGGCGGAACTTTGGGAGGCGCACTTGTCGGCGGCGTCTTGCTTGGAGGCATCGGAGCGGTTGCGGGTGCGGTAGCTGGAGGCAAGACGACTGAGTCTACCGTCATTATTGAGTTCAAAAATGGAAATAAGGCATTGGCAAAGGTGAATAGCCCCATGATGGAGGTTATCCGCGCACACCTTTTTGATGAACAATTGGCCCAAGAGCGTGGAAAACCAACCCCATTTGCACAGCAAAACAAAAAAAAGCCAAGCAAAGCAAAAAAATTACTGGTTCTATTCGTTTGCTTGGTAGTTGCAGGGGCATGGCTCAACTCAAGGCATCCAGAAGGAATCGCGCCCCAAAATACCAATTCCACAAATAGAGCAAAAAATTTAAGCCCTGACTGTGAAAAAATTAAAACAGTCAAAGACTGGGAGCAAGCCGATACCTTCTGGCGCATTGGGCACGAAGAGTGCCGACCAAAGGCCCCCGAATACAATTATACATGGACGCAGAAAGACATTGAGACTTTCATAAAGAAATCCTTACCTACGTACTCCAAACTTGGGGGCTATAAACTGGTTTTTGAAAAAAATTCAAAGAATTGGTGCGCAATAGCTTTGGTTTTCCCCAATCCTCTTAACGAAATGGATACCCGCAGAATTTCAAATTCGGGTATCCGTGCGTTGGAAAACTTTTTTGATGCGAATGGAGCCGTAAAAATTGTTACTGCCCGCGCTTATGGAAAAGGGCAAAAAGGGGATATGATCTCAATGAAAATTCCCGGAAAAGAGTCCATTCATGAATATGTTCCCAATTATCTAAAAGAGCTACAGGACTAATCTCAATACATGATTTTTAAAGGGAGAGCGCAATGGATTTTTCGGAAAGAATTGCTGAATTGTCGAAAAAGGTAAAGAATCTCGGTGACACCCTCAAAACCGAAGAGGCCACGAAAAACGCCTTGGTGATGCCCTTCATCGCGGCCCTTGGTTACGATGTTTTCAATCCTGCGGAAGTCGTGCCCGAATTTTCAGCCCCTATTGGCGAGTATAAAGACGCCCGCGTGGACTATGCGATTCTTGTTGACGGCAAGCCTATCCTTCTTCTGGAATGCAAGGCTTTGGGAACGTCTCTCGACATGAAGCACTGCAACCAGCTACAGCTTTACTTCCACGGAACGGAAGCCCCCATTGCCATCCTGACGGACGGCAACCGTTACCGGTTCTATTCTGATCTTGAAACAGCCAACAAAATGGACAGCAAGCCATATATGGAGTTCGTCCTTGACGATATGGACGAAATGTTGCTCCCGGAACTGCGCAAACTGGCAAAAGGCAAGTTTGATCGGGATGCCTGCATGAGCGCGGCAAACGAACTCAAGTACAACCGAGAGTTCAAACGCCTCATGTCCGAACAAATGGAAAAGCCGCATGAAGATTTCGCACGCTTTTTCATCGGCCAGACGTATGATGGACGTATCACGCAAAATGTTCTGGATCGCTTCACTCCAATCCTTACCGCTGCGCTTGACCAGTTCATCAACGACCGCATCAACGACCGATTGAAAAATGCCATGACGCAGCAGAAACCGGAAATTGTAGAGATAGAGTCCGAAGATACCCCACAAGGAAAAGATCAGGATTCGCGTATAGTCACCACCGAGGAAGAAAAAGAGGCGTATTACCTTGTCAAATCGCTTCTGATGGGCACCGTTGATCCGGGGCGCGTAGCCATGCGGGACAGTATCAGCTACTGCTCCATCCTTCTTGACGACAACAGGCTCAAGCCTCTGTGCCGCCTGTATTTCAACGGAAAACAGTGGAGGGTCGGACTGTTTGATGGGGAGAATAAGGACGCAAAGGAAGACATCGAAAAACTGGAAGATATTATCCCCTTTGCGGATCGAATCCGGGCTACGGCCTTGAAATACGATAACAAGTAAAACTTTCCAACGTGGCGTTGCCCGCCAATGATGAAGAACATCCAGATGCGGGCAATGCCACTGCTTTTCTCTTTACATTTTCCGAGTTTTGTGCTGTCTTTTGTGCACGGGCTTCAGAACCCCGTAGGCGGACAAACGCCACCCGATAGCATGGCGCTTTTTTATGCCCTTTTTCCAAAGTCAAGAGTTTTTCTTGGCTGTCTTTTGGGCTATTATTGCATCCAATGTTTGCCGGGTGTGGCGGATATGTCCAAGCGAAAGCTAAAGGCCGCCAGCGGTTCCTACGCCGTTCTGAACACCCGGCGCTTTCTATTTCAGAGAGTGCAATTCAGACAACGTAGGAGTTGCATTATGGAAATGGCCCTAATCTTCAACGAATTTATCTTCACGCCTGTCACTCACCAAAACAGTCTCTGGATTCGTTCTTCTGAATTGGCTAAAGCACTTGGCTATTCCGACGACCGCAAGGTTGGTGTGCTCTATGCCCGACATAAGGATGAATTCTCCAATAATATGAGCGTGGTTCTCAATTTGAGTACCACGGATGTACCCGCTATGAATCGCATCTTTTCCCTTCGGGGCTGCCATTTGGTTGCGATGCTAGCGCGTACTCCTATTGCCAAGGCGTTCCGCCGTTGGGTGCTGGACGTCATCGAGCAGTACGGCGACAGGGTGCCCGTTGAACAGCCTGTGACGCTCAACGACGAGCTGATCAGTGCGGCGGAACGCGCGGAACTCAAGCTCATCGTAGACGCCAAGCTCTCAACATACCCCGCCGCCATGCAGGGCAAGGCCCGCGCCGAGATATGGGCGAAGTTCAACCGTCACTTTAGGATTGCCGAATACAAGCAGCTTCCCACTCGGCTTATGCCCGAGGCCCGCGAGTTCCTGCTTTCCGTCCGCGTCCGCGCCATCAACGCCATACGCACGGCGGAATCCGCGATTCCGTACACGTCGCTTACCACCTCCAGCGTCTACGCCGACCGCATCGCGGCCCTCGACCGCCTCGAAGAGGAATGGATCGAATTCGCGGGGGAAACCCGCTCCCGGCTCCACCGATTCGTCAACGAGCTCTTGCGCGTCAAGGAGAGCACTTATCCCGAACTGCTGAACCGGGTATGTTCCCGGCAGAACATCTCGAAGGTTCCGCTTCTCGGCATCCTGCAATCCAACTCGTACAACGCCCAGACGTGGATTGACGCGGGAATCTCGGAAATGAGAGCGGCAATCCGTGCCGCGAAGACCGCGAACAGGTTGATGCTAGGATAGCCCTTGACCCCGAGCACGGGAATGGCTATTGAAAAAAGGAAGGGCGGCAAGTGGTGACACACCTGCCGCCCCGTGGGACACCCTCCCGAGATTGATCATCTCAAGTTTGCGCCCCGGTTGGAGTTCGCACCTCCTACCGGGGCAACTGCGTTATTGGTTCAGCATGAACCGAATCACCACAGCCACAATGACGCCGCCAATCACTTGGACAGCGACGTCCCGGAGGAAGTGTCGCATGGAGTACCCTCCTTTCAGGAGAGTGCCCCACAGCGGTTTTCTATCCTTTCCCTATTCCCTTGTCAAAGAACGACTATCAGAACACCGAGGCGCATTTCTGCTTACTTTTTGCATGTAGAGGACAGAAGTTATCATTACTGAGCAGAGCCCAAAGATGCAAAGAAGCCCCAACCGTTAAACAGGCGGTTGGGGCTTTCGCATGGAGGGAAGGATGGGACTAGGCTCCAGTCATTTGGGCAAAGGCAAAGGGCATGAGCACGATACCGCCGTAGGTGGTGCCGACGAACTTCTGGCGGAAGCTGGACAGGTCGGGCACGACGCGTCCGGCACGCATCTTTTCTCCGAAGGCCAGCGTGCCGGATCGCTGCCCGTTCACTTCGGGGGCGATGAGGAACATGGTTTCCCCGGCGGTCATGCTGTGCAGCTCGGGGACGGTCACGATGTCAATGCGGGTGAAGTACCGCTTCAACATATCCAGCACGGACACGTTGAAATCGG